TATCAAAACGATCCATCACCTTACGTGTGAATGCTGGATCTTTTTCTGGTAACTCTGGAGTTTCCATCTTTTGTTGTGATTCTGATGAACTCCAAACAGACTTCAAATCTTCTGAAGAAAGACCAAGTTTATGTGCTTTGAGTGTTATATAAGTATTTTCATCTAATCTGTTTTTCATAAATTCCTTATATTTATGATGGTTTTACATCTGGTGTAGGTTCAGTATTTGTAGGATCCGAAGTATCAGCTTCTGGGGTTTCACCCATATCAGACGATCCACCACTATCGCCTCCATCTAGTCCTCCACCAAGTCCTCCACCAAGTCCTCCACCAAGTCCTCCACCAAGTCCTCCACCATCACCGCCACCTTCTGCTTCTACTGCTTCTCTTTTGGCAGTTTCGCGTTCAACGTTACGAAGTTTTATATTTTCATCCCAATCATTATTTTCCATATCAAGATATTTCTTGATAACCCATTCTTGTGATAGTGGCTTATTATCAGTGTCAATAAGATTCTCAAAATTCTTAAAGACTTCAAACTTCAAAGCAAGCTTTTTTGCTTGTAAGAACATTTCGTAAAGATTATTACTAAACATATGAATATCCAAATCTTCATCACCAATACCAAATTCATCAACGATTCCTTTGAGTTTTAAATGAGACATAAAAATATCTTTTAATGATCTACTAAATCTTTTTGTATATCTTTTGACATCTTGAAGAAACTTTAATTCATCATGATTGATATCACCTTGAGCACCAAATTGTACCTTTTTATCCTCGCCCCAACGAGACATAGGAATATTCATAGCAAGATACATACGCTTAAGGAAGAATTCAACGTCTTGTATCTGATCAAGATGTTGACCGCCTGGTAGTGTTTCTACCTTTGATCCTCTACCACCTGCAAATACAGGAAAATAATAATCCTCAGTCATTGCAATAGGGTCAAGACCTTCAGTTACATCCCCAGTAGACGGATCAAAAAACTTTTTTTGGCGATGGTTCGCAATAGTTTCTTTCATATACTGTTCAGCACGGGCCTTTGGAAGATTACCAACGTCAATATTAAATATACGACGCTCTGGTGCGCGAATGATACGATAAATGATAAGAGCGTCTTCAAGAAGTTTTAAGCGACGATATGTAACTTTAGCAACTTCAAGAAATGAATAAATAGATATGTCTTGTTCATTTTCAGAAAACTCGGTAAGACCACTGTTTGCATATGCTACCATTTCTTTTGGTAACTGTATAAGTTCTTGAGTTTGTTGTGAATGATATGTATAAAAATAAATTTCCTCAGCTTCTAAATCACCATACACAGGATAAACGAGTTGGGTCATTAACTTTTTGATACGAGTAATACCACCTTCAGGGTTATCGTTATCAATAATTTTTTCAAAAAATATCTCACCATCAGTCATGAAGTCACGATACCAACGATCAACACTGTCATTTATCTTAATAGTATCAAACATCAATGTTTTAAACTCTGCTTGTATAGTTTTGCGTTGATGTTCATCTTCATTAATTGATTTATTCTTAATCTTAAGCTGTACGCAATTTCCATCATCATCAAAATTTACGGCTTCATTTACATGCTCATTAACAGCAAATGAAACGACGGGGTATTTTGCCATTTCGCGATACATACGCAGACGTTCTTTTTTATTGTTCTCAACACGATATATTAACTTAGAAAATATATTTAATTGACTTTGAAAATCACCTACGGCAATATCTTTTAATTCTGATACAGCAACTTTACTTTTGTCTTTTTTAATTTCCTTGGGGTCACCATTACTCAAGGCAGTCATTATTGACTTACGTACAGTAACTACTTGCTGTTGCTCTTGTGGAGTAAGATTCTGGAGGCGTTTATTTAGGCCACCGCGATACATGAAATAGTCACCTACAGCCATTATATTACTCCCATATTTGAGTTACGAACTTTATTAAATTTATGAAGTTCTTTTATAGTCTCATCTATATTTATATCTTTTATATGTTTCATATAAGATGGATTATATATTCTCCATGATGATTGAACGTCAGGATTACGTATAAACAAAGCTTTTAAAATTTTAAAACTAAAGGCATGTTTATGCTCTGGTGTTATCATTTCATTAATTGTACCATTATCGTAGTAAAACTTTTGGTAATCTTCAATGAAAACATATGGATTACGTAGTATGCGCAAATCAAGTCCATGAATCTTACGATTGTTATCAAGTGCAGAGAATACGATAATCGGATTAACCATCATTGGTTTCTTCATATCAGATTCTAAATTTGTATATGTAAATCGGTAAAAATGACCTCGTTTCATACTAGGAAATTCAATTCCGCCAATATTTCCTGATAGAAGGTTCATAAATAGTATTATAATCTATTTATGTCAAAATTACATGTTGGAAAATCTAAGTGGAGAAAGGGTGTATATAAACCACTTAATCCACAAAAATATAAAGGAAGTAATGTAATTATTTTTAGATCACAATGGGAATTTAGAGTGATGCGACAATTTGATATGAATGATAATATATTAGAGTGGATAAGTGAACAACCTCTTATACCATACATGAACCCTAACACAAATACGGTGTGGAATTATCATCCAGATTTTTTAATACGAGCAAAAACACCAACTGGAATTAAAACTATATTAATTGAATTAAAACCAAAGAAGCAAACCATAGCTCCTGTTATTTCAAAAGGTAAACAACAGAAAACAATTTTATATGAAGCTATGGCGTGGAATATGAATAAAGCCAAATGGACAGCAGCAAAGGCTTTTTGTGATCGTCATGGTTGGGATTTTAAGATATTGACCGAAGATGACATTTTTTAAATATATCTGACATATCTTTAACTGGAATAAGTGGCCTCATGATATTTCTAAATTTTTCAATATTGTCAATCATTTCACGTAAACGATGTTTAATTAGATAATCATAAAATTTTGACCCATCAGCAAGTTCATATGTTACAAGATGTTCTTGTAGTCGCTTATTAAGTCCGGCTGGAACAAGTTCAATATCAACAAGTTTCATATTTCTATCATAATTTCTACGAAATTCACATGGCTTTCCATCACCATCAATTTCATTAAGAAGCTTCAAAAGTTCACCAGATTCTATAAGCTTAATTGCTTTCTTTTCACCAACACCTTTACGACAACCAGGAATATTATCTGATTTATCACCACATATAATCTTTATCATAAGCTCGCGCTCAGGATCTAATCCAGAAACATAACCTTTCTGATTAGGTGACCATAGTTTGACATTAGGATATTTAAGCATCTGAACATAGTCACCATCACCAGAAACTAAAATTTTCTCATGTTCTGCTGGTAAATTTTTAGCAAGCCATCCTATAACATCGTCTGCTTCAAGGTGTGGAACTAGTGGAGTATGAAAAGGAAATGTCTCACGTAATTCGTGTACAAAATCTTCCATAAATATATAAAATCCATCCCAATCAATTACATCAGACGATTTCTCACGAAGTCCAGCACGTTGGGCTTTATATATTGTTGTTAATTCTTTACGCCACGATTTTTTATAATCAACACCAATATATACTTCATTAGGGCGAAATTGTGAAATATACTGAAAAATACCATGACCAAGAATCATCAATCGAAGGTAACCATATCCAGCTGCTTTTATATCTGCTGATTTTGCATAAAGATATCTGTGTGCAAGATGACCAAGATCAATTAATAAAACTTTTTTCATATGTCTATTATATATTACACAATAAATTAAGCAACGAAAAAAGCCACTCATGATGAGTGGCTTTTTCTAACATACTTATAAAGGATATTACTTCTTAATTTCGGCAACCTTAGCGGGTGTACCAGCCTTATTGGCTTCAGTAGAACCGCCCTTTTCAGCCTTATTCAGTCCATCATTACCCTTATTGAGTTTATCGGTCAATGGTAGACCAAGTGACGAACGAAGCTTGTCACGAAATTCTGATGGTTTGAGCCATTCTTTTGGAGCTGCGCCAGCACCTTCTTTACGAGAGTCTTCTTTACTATCGGCACCTTGAGCAGTTTGTTCTGCTTTATATTCCTTAACAGCACCCTTGGCACCATCAGGACGCTTGACGGCTTTTACACTAGTGCCTTCTGGTTCGCCACCCTTACCGTAGCTTGTACCAACTTCTTTTACACCAGCAGCAGCACCTTCTTCGCGGTTGACTTCGGTTGGTGCAGTCTTGCCAGTTTTGGTACGACTAAAATCCTTACCACCTTCAGGTGTTAAACGTGCGCCTTTATAAGACTGCTTTGATGACTCTTGCAACTTTTGCTTAAGTGCCTTGAGTTCTTTGAGTGTTGGTACAGCCATGAGTAATCTCCTATTATGTTATATTTATATCAGATACTATTTATTATTTTAAACTTTTTTATCAAAGACTTGACTTGCCACCATTTGGTTTATTTAGTTTATCATCAAGAGATAATCCAAATATACCACGAACCTTATTACGGAATAATGGTGCATCATAACCTTTCTTTGCAATTTCAGCACCACCAACAGCACCTTCTTTACGTTCTATACCAACTTGACCAGTTGCTTTATTACTACCCTCAAATTCAGTAGGTGCTTCTTCAGCGCCTTCTTTATTTTTATTTACTGGAGCAGTATCCATTTTTTTACTTGCATCAAACTCATCAGCTGCTTCTTCGGCACCATCTTTTCCAATCTCTACTTTAGCACCTTTATGAAGTGGATCGGAGTTAACTTTCCAGCCATTGTTACCATAAAGTTCTTTACTGGACTCATTAAGCTTTTGCTCTATTGATGCCCACTTCTTTTTTATATCATTAATTTCCATGGAAAATGCTCCTTATATTAATCTATTTATATTGATTCTGTCTTTGGTTTAGTATAAAACCAATCTTCTTTAGTTTTATATTTACTGAAATATAAATCCATAAAATAAGACTTTTCTAAAATTATATATTCGCCATTTTTATATATAATGTAATTTGGTGGATATTGATCATACCTACTAATACAAAAATTGTTAAAAACTTCACGCTCAATACATACAAATGCTTTTCGTTTTGATGTTATTCTAAAAATAATAAGCATCTTTTTATCAACTTTATTAGCGTCTCCCATAGCTTGATCAATCCATTTATCAAGATCCTTATCTTCACCACAAAGTATTTTATGAAACATAGGAGTATCATCATATGCTTTTGATTCAAATGAAAACTTCATCCATGTCGGAGTAATAATATCTCCGGTTAGAGTTTTTTTAGCCTCATCGTTAATATGTATGTTCTTTTTAAAGTTAAATCCACCCATAAAAGCGCCAGACATCGGAACTCTACGAAATATTTCACCAGGAAACATTATTTCCATTTCATGACATATATCTCGTTCAGCAACTTTACCTTTACGGCAACCATTAACTCGTTTCTTCTTTTCTTTTAAAATTTCATCTTTGGGGATATCTGTAATATCAAGACCATTAAGAATATCATCTAAATCACTCATATAAAAATTATATCACAATTATAAATTAATTTGTAGGTTTTACCGTTTTATATATGCTACTAATAGTACCATCGTATCCATATTTCTTATCCAGCATACAAACCTTAGAACTATTTTCGCTATCAACTGCATCTAATAACACTTCCATTATTTTCTCTGGTTTATTTGAAAACTTATTATACAAAATAGCCACCGCATTTTCCATATCAGTCATGCGGTGATATTCTTTATCTTTTATATATTCATATAGATAGTTTGTTGGAACTTCTACTTTTTCCATTTTTTTACACTATTCCCAACTTTTTAAGAGCATCATATCCATCATTAATGGTCTGTTCAACATCAATACTACGTGTACTTGTTGTAACATACTTATATGAAGAATCTACTTCGTTTAATGATTCATAATCATTGCTTGCATTTAAACTAAGAACAGCATCATCATAAATCTTATCAATATCCACATTAGGATTCATGAAGTTACTCATAACATGACTTATTGCTGCTCCACGTGGTGAGTTATGTAAGTTGTTATTTTTAATATATGCGTATATATCATTTGGTGCTATTTCTTTTGATATTGTACGGATTGGGGTTCTTATAAACATTGATCCGGCTGATGCTACATTACCAATTCCCGATGTTGAATTCAAGGCAGTCATAGGCCCTCCTATACTACATACACCACCAGCACATCCTTCGTTTACCATATCTTTTTCCATTGCTTCCCATACACTACGAGTATCTTCAAGAATTGATGACGTGCGTTGCCACTTAAGGTTAGCATCACCATCAAGTTCAAATTCATCATTAATAGCGTCTACAGTTATTGTTACAATTCCTTCTGTAAGGGTGAATTTAACAGGTGTTCCGCTAATCTTTGCTAGGGTGAAACTTGTTGGATGTCCAATTACCTTGATTTTATCGCCTAAACGAAACCCATTAAAGCGTTCCATTTCTTTAATAGGTTTTCCCTTGGTTAAAGGGCGACGCTTTTCAAAATCTTCATTTGTATAACTATCTGAATTGTTCTTATCACCGGCAATTGGCGTCTTTTTACCATTTTCATCAACTTCTGATTCGTCTGCTTCTGCTTGTGTAAATGGTATCTTTTGTTCTTCTTCATAACAACTACCATCTTCACCACGTACAGTTCCTACATACTTAACGACATGACGAGTTGGTGCTTTACCAGTTGCTTCGCATGTAGTAGGAATAACTTCTGGACGACCTACGCCATCATATTTACCAGTACCAAACTTTCTCTTAGTAAGTTCTTCAATTTTTTCACTAATGTTATCAGATATATCATCTTCTACGTCTCCGAAGTCATCTTCAGCACCTTCTTCAACATCTTCTTCGGTATCTTCAATATCACATTCATCGCCTTCGCAATTTTCTTTATCTTCAATATCTTTCAATTCTTCAACAGCATCTTTAAGTGCTTCAATTGCTTCTTCTGCTGCTTCTACTTTTGATTGTGCCTTTTCTGCCTTTGTTCCAATAACTTCAATAGCATCTGATTCTGCTTCTTCGTGTTCATTATCTTCAATTGATTGAGTAAGAACATCAGCTTCATCTCCACTATCAGGTGATACAACTCCATCTATAGGTGTAATATCAATACCCATTTCACCGTCTAAAGATGATTCACCAACAATAGGAGAATTAGATTGACCATTAACATGTGTTGATTCAAATTCTGCAAGAAGTTTACCAGCAATATCGTCACTACCTTCATTAAGACCACTACTTGCTCTGGCTACTCGTGTAAATGCCTTTCTTGCTTCGTTTGTGCTATAACAACCGCGATTAATCTTATTCTTAAGGTTCTTTGTTACTTGTGCATAAATTGGCGCATTCTTAGCCGAATCTAGGCCACCACCAACTTCTTGTGCTGGTGGAACTACTGGAGAACCAATTGGACCATTTACTTGAGATTCATCCATATCATTTCCACCAGCAGATGCAAGAGTGACTGCGTATGATTCTACATTAGACATACCATTACCATCTTGATCTTGTGTACCTTGGATGTATTCAGTAACTTGTGAAATTATCTGATCCATACTACCGGCATCTTCAGGATAACGTGATTGAATATATTCTGACATTTCATCTGATGATGGATTAAAATTACCAGAATTCTTAAAGAAATCGGCAGTTTCTTGTGCAACTATATCAAGATCACTCATAACACTTTCATCTGCAATCATAGGTTGTGAAAGTTCCTCTGCTTGTACTGCTGGATTTTCTTCGTTTCCTGTACTAGTAATTGGTCCTTGGATATCATCAATGTTCTTTGGTGTTGATAATGAAGCATCAAGTTCAGCAAGTTGTTCTTCAGAGAAGTTTTCAATACCATCATGAGCACCACTTTCTTCGTTATATGTAATCATAGGACCATTAGTACTTCTAACATTATACTTACCTATTCCATTATTCTCTTCATAACGAACTTGAACATCTTCACCCATCCATGAAACATTTTCCCATACTGGCTCTTCATCGGTTACTATTTCACTAGCGGATGGTTGAGTAAAATCAGATATTTCGCCTGGTTGATCTACGGTTTCTGGATCATAAGAAAGATCAGGAACTTGTAATGGTTGACGTGACCATGATGAAGGTTCCGATCCTTCAAGAATTGCTAAACGATATGCTGTACGTTCTGTAATCTCTTCGCGATGGCATAAAATTTTTGCATAAGAAACTATCTTTTCAATACCTTCAATAATTCCAATAACATCACTTTTACGGTCATAACCAAGCTCGTTTCCAGAGTTGACATTCTCTGTTAAATCCATAAGAGATTCAACAATTGACTGAATATCATTTTTATCATCAAGTACATGATCACGAATGTTGATTACAGCAGATGCAGCAAGTGGTTGCAAACCTTCTGCGATAGTGTTTAATACATTTTCCATGAAGGTATTATATGAACCCTCTTTAAATGTTATGTCGTTCCGGAATTCTGCTCCACAATCGTTGCATGCTTGGATGCCGCGCTGAACAGTATCATAAACATTTGTATTGCGGCAGGATGGGCAAAAGGTCATATCTGAATCTCCTATAAGTCTATTTATATATATTATTGATTTTTAGAGGTATACATCTTCTTAACAAGTTCCATAATGGTATGAATATTATAATCTTGTTCTTCATTTGCTCGCTCATGTAGTTTAATATCCGGAAAAAGATATTTAAACACTAGATCGTATCTTTCGTTACGTGTTATGAAATGCATTATCTTAATTTTATCAAGATGTTCTTGAAGGTCGTATTTGTATGTAAAACTTTTAAGGGTTAATGCGTCTGGTCGGTCTGAATCTAACAAACAACATGCTTTTACCATATCACCGATAATAGGTATCTTTTTAAAGTATTCATCTTTATTTGTTGGTGTGTGATCGTATACTATAAAACCTATATTAAGACCATTTTCAGAGAACTTATGTGATATTTGTTTCAGTTCATGTTCAATATTGCCTTCGTTTGGACGAAGTACTATTAAAATATTAGAACTATCAAATTGTTCTTTAAAAAACTTACTTGATCCATTAATCTTATTATCAAGTGTCTCTTCTTTATCAAAGTGTGCTAACGCAAACAACTCGTTGAAATCAATAGGAAACATCTTAAACCCAAAAAACTTACCTGCGAGAAATTGACGTTCATCAAAAGTGAGTTCATATTTCATCTGTGTATTGATATCATTTAATGATCCAGATGATGTTAACAATCCAATATCTGTACTTTCTGAAAATTTTGAAGGGTTATTTTTTACATAATTTTTAATAAAATCAATTGTTCTGTAATATTCTTCTTTACAAATTGGATTAAATTCTCCAGTAAATAATATAACATTCCATTGTACTGGGTGTTCCAGTTCATTTGACTTGCTATAAAAATCTTTAAATCTTTTCATTAAAGGTTCCTTTTATACCCATCGTGTCTAGAAGTATATTTATACTTTCTTTATGCTTCTTCTTCAAAAATGGTATCTTTACTAATTTATTGGCTTCAATAATATATTTTGGCCTAATAGCAAGAATGTCATCATTACATATTCCATAAAATTTTAAATAGTAAAGAATGTAAAGCGTTTTAACTTTATTATCATCAAGATTCTTTATAAGTGATCTTAATATAACACTGAGAGGTTTTAAGTCTGGATCTATACGGTCCATATTTTCAAAAATTAAATCTACTTGTATATCTGATATCGGATTAACCTTATTATATTGTATTTTTACTATTTCGTTATTAATAAGATCAGACGGTGTTTTCATAAATTTCCTTTATTTTTGGTATAATATATAAGTAATAACCCATTATACCATGGAGAAACAATGACCGACCAAGAATCAGATAATCTTACACATGCTATCATACCAGATGCTGATGGGAAACATATAAACACGATTAAAAACATTAACGAAAGTTATGAAGATAAAATTACTGAAATTCATCAAGAACTTGAAGATGTTTTTAAAATAGATCAGTTTCAATTGGTTGAAGAGAATATGAAAACCGTATCAAAACTACATTATTGGATTAGTAAACTAGCAGTTGAACGTCGTTTACTTATTAAGATTTCACGGAAACGTAATTTCACTTTTTCAAAACTATATGAAGATTATCGTGAAGGTAAGAATGGAAAAGGATTTGTTACTTTAACAAAAGATGGTATTGAAGCATATATTCGTAAAGACTCTGAATATATCTATTGGGATTCAATGATGCAAGAACAACAAAATATAACTGATTATATTGATCAGATTTGTTGGGCATTAAAACAGACAAAGATGACAGCACTTAAAAATATACAAGAATCAAAACGCATTGAAGGGTCTTAATGAATATCGCAAAATCAGTAGTGCGTATTGTAAAAGTTAATAATACATGGGGACATGTCGTCACCGATGATTATAGTGCTCTTGAATTACTATATAAAAGATTTTCTATACCAGTAGATAATTACTGGTTTATGCCTAAATATAAAGCTGGAATATGGGATGGAAAGATACATTTTATATCAGAATCTGGTAGATTTTATAATGGTATTTTAGACAAAGTTCTAGCGTTTTTTGGTGATGAATATGATATTGAACTTGACGAAGGATATGAAAAAGAGTTTACAGATATCAAGGAGCTTAAGCGAGAGTTTATAGAATATACAAACAAAACATTGACTGTTCTAGACCCTTATGTTTATCAGTGGCGAGGTGCTATTAAGGCACTATACCATAAACGTGGTATATGTGAACATGGTACTGGTTCTGGTAAGTCATATACGATTACTATGGTTGTTAACTTTTTAAGATATAAAAACATTAACCATAAGTTTCTTATCATGGTTCCGAAGTTGGATCTTGTTGAACAATTCTATGAGGATATGGTTAAATACGGTATACCAGAAACGTGTTTAGGTAAGTTTACTGGCTTACAAAAAGATGTTACTCAACCAATAATTATATCAACATGGCAATCTGTTTATAAAAATGCACCATTTCTTAAAGAGTTTACTGTGTTTATAGCAGATGAGGCACATGGGCTTAAAGCCGATATTGTTCGTAGTGTTGCTGAAAAAGTCATTAATTGTGCATGGCGACTCGGATTCACGGGAACAATGCCTGATCAAAAAACAGATAACCTTTTAGTCCAAGGAGTTCTTGGTCCTGTGATTGATCAAGCTTTATACGAGGAACTTGAGCGTGAGAAAACGATTAGTCCTTTAAAGATTACAATGATAAAACTCATTTATTCAAAAGAGAAACTTGAGAATATGGCCGATATAACATATGATATTGAGAAGGAATTTATTGAAAACAATGAATATCGTAACAATATTATATGTAAGATAATGGATAAGTACGTTAAACAAGGAAAGAATGGTCTTATTCTAGTTAAAAAAATAGATCATGGTGAGCGACTAGTAAAGATGCTTGAAGCAATGGGACATAAACCAAATTTTGTATGTGGTGATATGAAAATTGCAGATCGTAATGTAGTACGCCATGATATGGAAACTGCTGGTGGTCAAATTACTGTAGCAACAACTGGAGTTTATTCAACAGGTGTTTCTATAAACCGTATGCATATACTTATTTTCGCATCATCTGGTAAAAGTAAGATACAAACATTACAATCAGTCGGACGAGGACTTAGAAAACATCCTACAAAGGATCAGTTATTATTGTTTGATATTGGTGAGAATACACATCATTCAAAAAAACATATTACTGCTCGTATACGTTACTATAATTTAAATAAATTTAACTTTAATATTAAAGAGGTAATTGTCAATGAAGCTTAAAAATGAAAAACAGAAACCAATAACTATCGTATATCAAGGTAAAAAAACAATTATTTACCCAGGCCAAATTATTGATGGACCTATACAATTATCTATATACGGACTTACACCGATAAATATTAAAGTTAATAATACAGTATCAACACTAGTTACACATGAAAGTTCATTATCAAATTATAATGATGAAAATAAAAAAGAAATTGAAAAATCTATTTCGTTTGTACAACAATATAAAAAATCAGGAATTCCATCGGTTGCGATATGTATTCTTTCAAAGGACTCATATTATCTTATCTCTGAATGTATTAATAGCATTATAAAAAATGTAAAATACAAAAATACAAAAATTTATATTTTTGATACTGGAACTTCTGACAAACAAACTTTACAGTTCTATAATAGTATTACAAATAATCCAAATACGTTTCCTATACAAATTATTAATGTAGGTGAATATCATTTTTCTAAAAACTATAATTATGGATTAAAATTAGTAGATGCTGATTTTTTTCTTATTCAAAATAATGATACATTAGCAATAAATGATTACGTAACACCACTTATTCGTATTGCAATTACAAGAAAAGTTGGTGCATGTGGTCCTCGTATGTTATATAAAGATGGTCTTATTCAACATGATGGTCAAATAATATATGACCATGCGAATAAATCATTTGGTGGACCAACACATGTAAATCTTAAACGTAATGTTGATCATGTACCAAACGGAATACACTACACAGATGGTATAACATGTGCTGGAATGTTAATTAAATCTTCTATATTTTGGGAGGTAGGTGGTCTTAATGAAAAATATCATGATATTTTTCAAGATGTAGAACTCAATATTATAATACGAATGCATGATTATGCTATTATATGTGATCGTGATGCACTTATTAATCATTATGATAATACATCAAGAAATAGTTTTTGGGCAAATAACAATGAGAAACTTAAACTAAAACATTTAGATTACAATTTACTATATGGTAAATTTAATAATGAATTGAAGTATGTATCACGTATAAGTAAAAAATTTAGTATTATTACAGTAGTTAATAATATGGAACAATATATAAACTTTCTTAATGATTTAGGAAAGCAAGATTGTGATTTTAATTTTGAAATTATAACATTGCCTAATTTTAATGGTGAATATAATAATTGCGCCGAAGCATTGAATATAGGAATAGGAATTGCTGAGGGTGAATACATTATGATGTGTCATCAAGACCTTTTAGTTCCTAATAATTGGTTAAGTGATATATTTATTAAAATAAGAGAACTTATAATTAACGAGAAAAATTTTGGGGTTTTAGGAATGGCTGGAAGTTGGTCTAATAAAAATGATAGTGATGGGGTTATTTATTTAACAGGAAGTACACGTACCGAATTGTTTACAGAGGTACAGTGTCTTGATGAATTGTGTTTAATTATTAAAGCTGGTAACCATATAAGATTTGATCCAAAAAGATTTCCAAATTTTCATTGTTATGGTACTGATTTATGTTTATCGTATATAGAACAAGGATTTAAAAACTTTGCTATTAATTGTCCATGTACGCATCTATCTGATGGTTTTAAAAATCTTTTAAATGAAGAAAATTTAAATATATTTATAAAAAACTCAATTATGCTTCATAAAAAATGGAGAAATATAATTCCAGACTTTAGAAATACAACGTGTAAATTTAGTAAAATAGAAAATTCAATTATATTTTTCATTGCTGATGAACTAAATAAAAGAGGAATAACAATGAAAAAACATGTAGTTTTACAAGATTGATAATATTGGTCTTGAAAATTTAATAAACACTATATATAATGAAAAGTACGTATACGAAGTTAAATTTTGAAGATGTCCGAAAAATACAGGTTCGGATATATAAGAAGACTATTGTCTAATGACAAAATTCATATACAGTTGCTTTGAAGTTACTCTAGAAAAGACACTTAGAAAGTAACTTAAAGACATTTAAGAATAGTAACTAAAAAAGTTAAAAATATAAAATAATAACTAGATAAGTTACTTGTGAACTAAAAAGTTAAAAATATAAAATAATAACTAGATAAGTTACTTGTGAACTAAAAAGTTAAAAATATAAAATAATAACTAGATAAGTTACTTGTGAACTAAAAAGTTAAAAATATAAAATAATAACTAGATAAGTTACTTGTGAACTAAAAAAGCTACTGTATTTGCTACAGTAGCTTTTATTTTTATATTAATAAAAAAGTTTTATCACTTATAAACATCAAGGTACACTTGGTGATTTTTCGGATCTTCAAGCCAACGACGATTGACCTCAGCTTGTCCAGCTTCTAAATATTGCATTCTTAATGAAGGATCTAATTCAAGTTTTTTAATAGCAGCATACCAAGCATCAACTTTATTCTCAACAGTCAATATATTTGGTATTAAATCATATGGACCGCCCTTATTACCGATCGAACTACAAATAGTTGGTAATCCAATTGCGCTCATCTCAAGTAACTTAAGATCGGATTTTGCCATATTAAATTCCGAATCTGAAATAGGAGCTAATGCTATGTCAGCATCTATTTCATCCATAGCGTTAGGAAATTCATAAAAATCTTTCCAATTATGAAATTCAACAAGATCATTTAGTCCTGGTGGTTTTGTTCCGAAGAATACCCATTCAAATTCATTTGCTGTCTTTTTTATCAATGGTACTAGAAATTCCAAGTCACCGCCCTTACCAACATGTGAAGATGATCCTGCCCAGAATATACGTAACTTGCCATTCTTACCTTTATTATACTTGTCTCTTTTTCCAAGATTTCCCCACATAAACTTAGGAAGTAAGTTAGGAACTACAACAGAATGATTAATATTATAATTAGTAGAATAATAATCTTTTAAAAATTGTGTTGAGAAAGTTACAGTATCTGCTACGTTCATTAATTCAATAAGGTTATTACGCCTAGTTTTTGTATAAAATTGGTAAGCAAGAATATTATGTTCACCGATTCCATGAACAAGATCGTCAAGTTCATAAACTATTTTTGCACTTGATTTGAGTTGTGTAATCATTCTTTTATATTCTTTTACAACTTTTAACTGCTGAACAGTTACTTGTCGTTGAAATCGTATATAATCAGCCCTTGCTAAATAATTCAAATCAAACATAAACGCAAACATAGCAGGACAATCATATTGAAACTTTGATGTTAAGAAATTAAAAGGTACAAATGTTCTATGAAATCCACAGCCATTCTTATCTGATGGAAATAGAATAACTGTTTTAAATTTTTTATCTGACATTGAAAAATTCCTTTAAATCAATTATACTACACAAAATATATAATTTATGATATAATTATTTTTATAGGAGCATTATATGACCGATGAAGTTGACCAAAAAGTTCCACTTAAAATCATAAAGAGGAAACGCCAAGCAGATCCTACACGATACTACATTGATCATGCTGAATATACAAAAGAAGTTATAGATTATGTTAAAAATCAAAAGGCGTCGGAGCGTCTAGGTGAACTTTGGAAAATGCACGTTGATCGTTGTGGGTCAGCCGCTTGTTTTAAAAGTTATACATATCTTGATGAAATGAAAGGATATGCTCTTTTATTTTTAGTTAAATATTCAAAATCATTTAAGGCAGAACGTCAAGTTGCTTTAGGAAAAGTACCAAATGCTTTTTCATATTGTACAACCATTATTCACCGCGCATTTATCCAAATTATAAACAAAGAAAAGAAGCATTCAAAACTTAAAGATAAGTTTATAAAACTTCATCAGCGAATAATTTATAATCTTAATAGTTTTAATATACCAACACCTATTGACGAATAATAATAACATAGTATAATCAACATATGGGCCATAAAATACTTCTTATTTCTGACATTCATTACGGGGTAAAAGGCAATAGCGAAACGTATTTAAGTATAATTGAAAACTTTTTCTTACAAACCCTTGTAAAAGTAATTAAAGAAAAACAAATCACTGATGTACGAATATTAGGCGATCTTTTTGATAATAGAAACTCTTTAAACATCAGAACAATTAATACAGTTATAAAAGTATTTAGATGGTATCAACACAATCTACCATCAGTTCGGTGGAAGGTATTGGTTGGTAATCATGATATTTACTATCATAATCGTCTTGATATAAACTCAATAGAAATTATTCGTGAATTTCCTAACGTTGAAGTAATTACCTCTGTTACTAACGAAGTTATAGATGGTAATAAAATAATCACATTTCCGTGGCTTGTTGCTGGAACAGAAGCTGATACTAAGTTTCATGAAATTTCAGCAGGTGTAGAAAAATACGACTTATGTCTTGGCCATTTTGAAATTAATGGATTTGAAGTCACTTGTGGTATAAACCATGAAGGTGGTGTTGATACGGGAAAATTTAAGAATTTTAATAGAGTATTTTCTGGACACTTTCATCTTCGTCGTACTAATGGTCATATATCTTATCTTGGATGTCCTTATCATATTACATGGGGTGATTATGAAGATATTAAAGGTATTCATATTTTTGATCTTGAAACTAAAGAGACAGAATTTATTCCAAATCTAGATTCTCCTATTTTTGTCCGTATTAATATTGAAGATTTACTTCAGAAGAATTTTGAACAACTTAAAAGAATAAAAGGTAATTTTGTTCGGTTAGTTATTGATAAGAAATATACAGACCAATTTATTTCTAAAGTTATTAATAAAATAGAATCTTTTGGTCCTAAACGTCTAGATGTTGAAAATAATTCATTGGAACTTTTTGATGGAGAAGTTACAGATACTGACATCACAAAACTTAATGATCCTCTTATATTTCTTGCAGAATATATAAAAAATCTTGAAAATACTGAAGTTAAGATAGATAAAAAAGACTTTATTGGTTATGTCTCATCACTATATGCAACATTAACTAAAGATAAAGATTGATATTTTTATTGTTTAATTTATAATTATTGAAAGGACTCAATTATGAAAATACTTTTCAAAAAAGTAACTATTAGAAATTTTTTGAGTTATGGAAATACTCCAACTGAGTTTGAATACGCCACAGGAATAAATATTGTAACTGGACGCAATCTTGATAATGGCACAAGAAATGGTGTAGGAAAATCTAGTTTGCTTGTAGATGCTATATCATTTGCTATATATGGGAAACCATTACGTGGTGAACATGTAAATAAAGAAGAAGTTGTTAATGAAATTAACAAAAAAAATTGCGAAGTATCTATTGAATTTACCATTGGTAAAGATGAATATCTTGTGAAGCGAACTGCAAAACCTTCTACTTTTTCAGTATTTTTGAATGGTATAGGTCCAGAGCACGAATTTAAAATGGATTCCATCAAACAAACTGAATGGTGGCTTATTGAAAAAATTGGCATAAGTCATACATGTTTTAAAAATATTATTGTTCTAAATATGAACGATTCTACACCATTTCTTAATATGGACTCAAGTAAGAAACGTGAAGTTATTGAAGATGTTCTTAACATGAACATTTATGGCCGAATGGCTAATATTGCCAAGGACAGACATCTTATTGCGAAAGGTGATGTAAAAAGTTCAGAAACTAAATTAAATAGTACTAAAGAAACATATGATCTTGCAAAAAGTAGTCATATAAATATTCAAAAAGAACGTGACAAATTTGAAAATGAGAAAGTTGAAAATATTAATATTATTAGTTCTGCGATCATTCAATTATCTATATGTAAGAGTAATCTTGAATCAAAATTAGATTCGGTTGATTATGAATCAGAAATAAAAAACTTTAAAGAGAGATGTGAACAAGCTCGTTCTATATTATCTCAATCAAAAACAGATTTAGCTATAATAAAAAAGACAATTAATGAAAGCGAACAAACATTAAAAGTTCTTGAACACGCACCCCATTGTCCCACATGTCATGTTCCTTCGGATAACCCGATTCTTCAAAAGTATGTTCATGAACAGAGAGATTTATTTAATAAGTGTTTTATAGAAAAAGGTGTAATTGAAGAAAAAATAAAAAAAATTGATGCTATATTCAAAGCACTTTCAGAAAAAATTATTGTTCTTGAAAGTTCACGTGATGCTCAAAAAAATATTAAAAGTCAAATTGAGGTTACGACTGGAACATTGTTTGCAAAAAATGAAGCACTTCGGTTTGAAGAAAATAGATCGTTTTTAGTTAATAATGTCATATCTGATATTGATCTTGAAACATATAAAAAGAAGTTTGAAGATGCTGATGAGTCTTTTGGTATTTCTACAAAAGCGTATAATTATAATTATGTTTTACGAAAAATTCTTGGTGAGGAAGGAGTTCGTAAGTTTGTATTATCTAAAATACTTCCGTTTTTTAATTCAAAAGTAAACCAATATCTTAAGATAATGGGTTCAGAACTGACTGTAATTTTTGATGCAAACTTAATAGAGAAGTTATATACAAGAACACGCGAGGAAAGAACATATGGGTCGTTTTCTGCTGGTGAGAAAAAACGTATTGATATTTCCATTCTTCTTTCGCTTATGGATCTTGCTAAATTACAAAATTCAGTAGACACTAATATCCTTATTCTTGATGAGGTTTTAGATACAGCAATGGATAATGAAGGAATTGAAAATTTCTTAAATTACTTAAAGGACGGTTTTCGTGTCTTATATCCAGAAAAAGCCGTATATATCATTACTCATCGTAATACTATAAGTGATGATTTTTATAACCGAATGATTGTTCTTCAAAAGAAAGATGGCTTTACGACGATTGAAGGCATCATTGATATGCAAACTCAAAAATAACTTTTGAATATAATCTTGACTATGTAAAACATTGGGATAAAATCATAATAGAGGTAAAAAATGCTTTCATATGCTTATCCAAATTATCTAAAAAGTAAAATTATTTATTGGGAATATTCAGATGGTGTAAAACATCAATGTGAAACTGATATGCCTTTATATTTTTTTATTGAAGATAAAGATGGTGAATATAAAACAATTCACGGCAAAACAGCTAAAAAATTAGAATTTACCAAATGGAAACAGTTTAAAGAAAAACGTCTTAAGTATCACGAATATGGTGTAAAAATGTATGAGTCTGATATAAGTTTACAAACAAAATTTATATGTAATCATTATTATGGACAAACATTAAAAGCACCAAAAGAATTCAATACATTTTTTATTGATATAGAAGTTCATATTGATCATGGTTTTCCACACCCAACAGATGCACTTGGAAAAATAACTCTTATAACTATATACTCTACAAGAGATAAGAAATTTTATGTTTTCGCAGAAAAAGATTTTGACGCTACGTTTATTAAAACTAAATTAGGATTTGAATATCAGAAACGAATACATATTTCAGAAGAAGATTTACTGCGTGATTTTATAACGTTTATTCGTAATGAACATCCTGATATTATCAGTGGTTGGAATAGTCAAGATTACGACCTTCCGTATATCGTTAATAGGGCAAGAAAGATTCTCGATCCTGAGATTTATGAAAGATTTAAAGCATGTTCTGATAAAGAACAAAAAGAATTTAAAGATAAGTTTTTCGTAGATCAGATGTCACCTGTTGATAACATAAGAACAGAAGAAGTACGTGATAAAAAGCAAGGCATTTTTAGAAAACAGTATTTCATTTCTGGAATAAATTGTCTTGATCTTATGGAAGTATATAAGAATTATACGGCATCAATTAAATCATCATATGCGTTAGATGCTATTTGTATTGAAGAAATCGGAGAAGGTAAAAAGAAATTTGATGGTACTTTCGCTGAACTTTATGAAAATTGGCAAGATTATTGTGAATATAATCTTATTGACGTTGACCTTCTTCGTAAACTAGATGATAAACTTGGTTATATTGATCTTTTAATTACTTTTTGTTATGGATGTAAAGTCCCTTTTGAACACTATTCAAAAACAACTCGTGTTCTTGATGGTGCATTTATTTCAAAACTTATTGAAGAACAAATTGTTCTTCCAGATGTAAATCGCGCTCTTATTGATGAAATGAAGCGACTTAAAGATATAGCCGAAAGCGGATTAGCTTCTGATGAAGATTTAGATAAAATAAATAATATTAGATATGTTGGAGGTTATGTAGCTGATCCCGAGAAGGGATCACATGAGTGGGTTGAGTCTTTTGACGCAACTTCACTATATCCGTCAATTATGATTGGTTGGAATATTAGTCCAGAGACTAAACTTGGAACTGTTAATGATTCTATAGGGGTTAATCAAATATATGAATATATAAATGGTGTAACTATTGATGGTGATAGAGAAGTACCATTTACCATTGGATCTAAAAACGGAGTAACATCTGTTAAGAAAATAGCCACACTTATTAAAAAGAATAATTACTGTTTGGCTGCTAACGGTACATTCTATCGGCAAGATTTCGTTGGTGTAATTCCAAAATTCGTAGCTGAATGGTTTGATAAAAGAAAACTATATAAAAAGATGATGATGGACTGTAAAAAGAATGGTGATAATGAAGGTGCGAAATACTACCACATGCTTCAATATTCAATTAAAATATTAATTAACTCTGTTTATGGTTTTTTAGGTACAAGGTACTCCCGATTATACGACGTTGATAATGCTAGGGCAGTTACGTTGACTGGTCAGATGGGGTTAAAACGCACTATGACCAGACTTAATACTTACTTCCAAACAGAATGGAAAGATAGTGATATCGGAAAATCTTTTAATGCTAATAATTTCAAAGATTTTATTATTTATGGTGATACAGATTCCGTTTATGTATCAGCCGGCCGGTTCCTTAAAAGTTTTGATTTTACCCTACATGGTATGTTCACTGATGAAGAAATGGAAAATCTTAAAACCGAGTATAAAGTTGATAGAGTTGAACAAAAAGACGGTAATATTAACTTCATAACTATTGATAAAGCAACTAATAAAGATAAAATAGTATCTCATGAAATTGAGCACGAACGGACTATTAACTTCCTCAATAATAATTTTGAGCCACTTGTTCAACGTATTATTGAAGAGAATATGATTAACTATTCTATAAATTGTGCTAACTGTAAGATCAATAAACTATTTTTCAAACGCGAATCAATTACCCGATCTGCAATCTTTCTTGAAAAGAAGAAATATGCAATGTGGTTATTAAATGACGAAGATAACATTCCCGCCAATAAACTTAAAGTCACTGGTTTAGACATTGTGCGATCAAATACTCCAATGGTTGCGAAGAAGGTTTTAAAGGATATGGTATTTGATATATTAAGAAAAATGAATCGTGATCATACAGTAGCACAAATAAAAGCAACCCGTGAAACGTTCATACATTCGCCACCAGATGCTATTGCTAGGTTTGCTCCAGTGAATGGACTTACAAAATATAAAGATAAATTTACTGCAAATAATGATCAGTTTAAATCTACACCTAATCATGTGCGTGGTGCTATGATATATAATATGATTCTTGAAGAACGTGCCGACTTACAAGATGCACATGACTTCATTTATAATGGTGATAAGATAAAATATATTGCTCTTAAAACGGGGGCAGACTGGAGTCATAATGTCATCGCATATAAAGGTCCTTGGATTAGTGAATTAAATATAGATCAATATATCGATTACGATGCACAATTTCAAGTTGCTATATTGAATCTTATGGAGAAGCTATTCAATCTTATGGAATGGGAACTTCCACGGTTTGATTGTCACGAATTCGCTTCTATATTTAAGAAAAAAACTTAAATTCCAAGAAACTTGCGCAAGAAGCCTTTAGCTTTAGTTGCTGGTGTACGTCTCTTAATTGCATTAAATGGTACAGTAACTGGTTTTGTACTTTTATCATCATCATACACAGCTTTACCATCTTGACCTGTTGATGTTCTCTTTAATAATTGCATTACTACTGTACTTGCATTATCATCTGAACTTTTGACTATTCCTAATATTTCAGTATTTTTAGCACCAGGAATGGCTTTATAACTATCATAATTCTTTCGTAATGTATCGTAATATGCTTTCTTTTTCTTAAAATCTTCTTGATTAGCATCTATACCAAATTTTGCTGGGTCTTTAAACACATCAACCGCATTTACTTGGGGTACGGGTACTGGTGTTGTTTGAGTGGGAGTAACTTTACTAGCTGGAGTTTTACTAGCTGGAGTTTTACTAGCTGGAGTAACTTTACTAGCTGGAGTTTTACTAGCTGGAGTTTTACTAGCTGGAGTAACTTTACTAGCTGGAGTTTTACTAGCTGGAGTTTTACTAGCTGGAGTAACTTTACTAGCTGGAGTAACTTTACTAGCTGGAGTTTTACTAGCTGGAGTTTTACTAGCTGGAGCAACTTTTTTATCAACATTACTAGCCATTTTCTTTTTACTGACAATATTTTTTAATTCGTCAAGTCTTATATATGCTTCATTAACACCTTCCAAAATAACAAGTGTTTCAAGAAGAATATTTTCTTCAAATTTTGAATTTATATCTTGTTCTTTTATATTGTCTTTTTTTTGACGGAGCGCAATTTGTGTAAGTGCATTAAGAACTTGGTCAGCAATATTCTTTTTAGTTTCCGTATCAAGACTACCTAGTTTATCCCAAGATCCATTTGCTTTAAGCATTTTCAGAAACTCCACTACATTTTCACGAGTTTTTGGATTTATTTCTTCGTCAGTGTTAGTATCTACTGTTTTAATATCGGTACTTGCGACATTATTTGTATGTGCTGGCTTTCCGTTTATTATAACATCTCCAGTAACATCATCAATTTTTATCTGATCATAGTTAGCACCATAAACTGATCTTAAATCTGCTTCTGCTTTGTTGATAAATGGGCGCAAATCAACTCGTACCACATCATTAGGAGCAATGGCGAAATGTTCTTTATCATCTACTTCATATGCTTCACCAAAAACAATACCGTCCGTAATTATATCATTGATGAGGTTTTTATAATTGTTGTCCATATGATGCCTTTACTATATTTATACATAATAGAAAAATATTATATGATGTTGTATAATGGATTAAGGAGAACGCATTATGGCAATAACTCAAAAAACACCGACTGCTGCTGACGTAATTAAGGCACTTAAAGGTTCAGATAAGAAGCTTTTCGCTGATTTAGTTGTTTTATCAGATTCAAAAACATCTAGAGTTACAGAATGGATTAGTACTGGAAGTTATGCTCTCAATAAGATAATTTCTGGCGACCCTCGTAAGGGTATTCCCGCCGGACTTATTACCGCATTTGCTGGTGAGGAATCAACTGGTAAGTCATATCTTGGATGTAACATTACTAGAGAGGCACAAAAAGCTGGTTATATAGTAATCTATGTAGAAACAGAAAACTCACCAATTGGTGAAATGCTTATAAAGGTTGGTGCTGACCCTGAGAACATTATTAAGTTAGAATTTTGTTATACCATTTCAGATATAAAAAATAATCTAGTTAAGGTACTCCGCGAAACCCATAAACTGTTTCCAGATTCAAAACTCCTTGTAATATTTGATTCTCTCGGAAATGCAGTATCTGATAAGCAACTTTATGGTGATATTGAAAATGATAAGGTTGGTCATGATCAAGGTATGAAGGCTAAAGAACTTAAGGCACTTGCAGCAATTCTTACGGCTGAACTTGGTCGTTGTAACGGTACTATGGTTGTTATTAACCATATTTACCTTAAACCAGGCCAAAACCCTGCTATACCACCAGAACAAGTATTCTCTGGAGGTTCTGGATTTCTTTACACAGCATCTGTCATTGTATATATGCACAAGCGTCCAGAAAAAGAAGAGACAGAAAATCTAGCAACTGGAAAAACTGTAAAACGTACTATTGGTGTTATTCTTAAAGCTAGATCAAAGAAGAATCGTATAATTCCTGAAGGTAAAGAAGCCGAGTTTCAAATTTCATTTACTCGTGGTATGAATAAGTGGTATGGACTTTTAGAGGACGCTCTTGTTCATGGATTTATTATTGAATCTTCACCTGGCTGGTATATCATTAAACATACTGGTGAAAAAGTCAGAACTGGAAACTTATATACAGATGTTAATTGGGAACCAACATTTAATGAATTATGTGATAAAATAGCGGAAGAAAATAGATATTCATCAGCGGCTGACGGTCTTATAGATGGCGTGGATGATATTAGTGCAGATAAATCAGAAGAAACTACTGATGAAACGGAAAATGATGAAAATCCAAAAAAGCGTGGCCGTAAATCATTAAAGTAAACTAACGTATTGTAATATTTCTTCCTTCATGTATACTTATTTAAGGAGCGTGCATGATGGTAGATATAGACAAGAACGAACTTTATATACTTAAAGGACTTTTAAGACATTTAGATTTTGTTTGTAAATTTTGTGATAAAATAAAACATAGTTATTTTTCGCCAGAAGTAGCACCAGTAGTTCTCACTATTAAAAAGTTTTTTTTAAAAACACAGAAGTTACCAACAGTAGAAATGATTTGTGATATATATCTAATAAAAATTTGTAATGGTGATGAACAACTAAAAGAAAAAGCAGTTAATGCCATTGAAAATGCTCTTGAAATACCATTTGATCAAAAAGAGTATGAAGAACATTTTGATTGGCTTTGTTCAATGACTAAAGAATGGATTGTAGATAAATCTGTTGAAAATGCCCTAATGGAAGCATCTGATCTTTTCTTAAAAGGTAAAAGACAAGAAGCGGTTCAGAAGATACTTGAAGCATCACACGTAAACTTTGATGATGATGTTGGACTTGAATATATAGCTGATATTGACCGGCGCATATCAAACCTAAAAGAAAAAACGCTAGTTATAGATACTGGAATCCCCACACTTAATGATCGTATTGGTGGTGGTTGGCGTCCAAAGTCTCTTATCATGTTTGGTGCTGCTACAAATGTAGGTAAAACATTAATTCTTGGTGCTATTTCAGCAAGTCTAATCCAACAAGGTTATAATGGACTTTATGTGACTCTTGAAATAAACGATTTTATGTTAGCAAATAGAATAGATGCAAACATTGCCGATATTTCACTTGCAGACCTTCCTGCAAACGCTGATCGTTTAAAAGAAATTATCACAAACAAAGTAGAAGATGCAAAGAGGCGTGGAAAAGATATCGGAAGATTAATTATCAAAGAGTTTCCACCAGCTTCTATTTCAGCACATAATATTCTTTCAATGATACGCGAATTTGAAATTAAACGCAACGGATTTAAACCAGATTTTATATGTGTTGATTATATTGGTCTTATGATTCCTAATGGTAAATCGTTTAGCGATAACTCATATGGAAAATTAAAAACAGTATCAGAAGAAGTTCGTGCTATAGGGTGTAAATTAGGAGTTCCTATGTTTTCTGCTGTACAGGTAAATCGTGGTGGATTTAATCAAGAAAAATTAGGTCTTGAAAATACATCAGATTCAATGGGAATTCCCATGACTGCCGATCTTATGATTATGGTAAGTCGTAATGATGAATTAGACAAACAAAATAAAATGTGGTGGGAAATAGCCAAATCAAGGTGGTCTAAAAATGGTGGTGGATTAAAAATCCATGTTGACTTTGACCATATGAGAATTTCTGATGGTGAAGATCCACTTGTTGGTGCCGAATTGACAGATGAACAAAATTCTCTCTTAAAAGACATGAATAATAAATCTATTATTTCAAAACAAGTGCCTTTTAAAAAGTCTAATAAAGATATTAATATTTAAATTAAACAAACAGGAACACCATATGAAATCCTCACGCCAAAAACAACTTACTTTTGAACAAATATCAAATAGATGTAATATGCCGATATCAGAAGTTAATAGTGTTATAAATAATGCTTATAATAAGATGGTTAACAATTTAGTTGTTATACATCGCTTTGATATTTGGGATGTTGTAGTAGAAATGAAGAATTATTTTAATATGACAGAAAAAGAAGCAGTTGATAAATTAACAATTGAACATAAAGAAATGCTAAAAGAATCCGCAAGAATGAGATCAATAAACTGAAATCAAATATTAGGCTATTGTAATTACAATAACCTACGTATAATGAATATGTAGTTATACGAAGAACACTAAACCAAAACTAAAACCAAAACCAAAAGGAAACCGTTATGTCAGTATCACTTAAAAATCTAACCGTTAATGCAGACGAGCTTCGCGCTAAGCTCAAGGCAGAACAAGAAGCCAAGGAGCAGAAAACGGCTCCAAAACAAACATATGATGAAATCAAATTCAAATCAGAATTGGTTGGGTTGAAATCAACATATGTTCTCAGAATTCTTCCAAATACATTTGTAAATGGTGGACTTGATGAACCATGGGTTAAAACACTAGTTCATATTTTTCCAAATCCACAAGGAATAAAAAGATTTGCATTATGTCCTTCTACGTTAGATAATAAAGCAAAGTGCCCTCTATGTGAAAAATCACGCGAACTTTTTAAGAAAGTTAATGATAAAACAGCATCAAAGGCCGAAGAGGACACTGCTCGTCGTTTCTATCACAAGCCACGTTATTTTGTTAATGTTCTTGTTGTAGAAGATCCTCGTCCTATTGATAAGGGAAATCAGAAAGGTAAGGTTCTTGTGTGGGAAATGGGTCCACAGGTACATGACCGCCTTAAGGAAGCTCTTGTTGAACAAGGTAAAAAGTTTTATGCGGTCCAAGACGGATTTAATTTCCATCTTGTTATTAAAAAGAAAGGCGAACATCTTAATTACGAGTCTAGTTTCTTTGCATCTGAAGCAACTCCTATTACCAATGATGATATAGAACTTGATCGTATTAGTAATGGAATTATTGATCTTAATAAATTCGCTCTTGGAAAAGGTCCAAAGTCATATGATGAACTTACGGATCTTATGGAAGGTAGAGAACCCGTAAAGACTGAGCGCGAATATGATTCAGCCACAGGACAGACCACAAGTCGTCCTATGAGTTCCCGTCCTTCGTTGAACGAAGCAGTGGATCTTGATTCTCCAGTTGTTAATGTACCGAATAGTCAACCAGTTTTAAAAGAGAAACCTGCTCCTACAAAGCAGTTAACTGATGATGAGTTACTTGCACAACTTGATGATCTTGATATGAAGTGAATTTTTAAAGCATAAAGTACAAAATAACAAAAGGAAGAGTAGAAATACTCTTCCTTCTTGTTATAATAATATATAAGGAAACTTATGAAAAATGGACTAATACTAACCGGAACAGCAGGCTTCATAGGAATTAATGTGCTTTTGAAAATGACTCCCGAGTTCAGAGCTAAATATGATCGTGTTGTTAGTATTGATAAATTGGGATATGCAACATTATATAATCGTGAAATATACAAAGAATTATGTGATGGATTACAAATTGAACGATTAGATATTAATATAAATGAAATGATAAATCATACTAGATTTTCTCCAAATTACGATTGGGATATTCTTGATTTAGCATCAAACAGTCATGTTGATAACAGCATATCTAATCCATCAGCAAATTATGAAGAAAATTCTATTATTCCGTCACGACTACTTTTGTCGTTTGATGATTTAAATTCAATTCGTAGTTATTATCATATTTCAACCGATGAAGTATATGGTGATCTTCCTATAGAAGTTGATGAAAAGGATTGGTTTAATACAAATAGTAGTTTTAATCCAAGCAATCCATATAGTGCATCAAAAGTCGCTCAAGATGCTTATCTTATGGCGATGCGTCGTACATTTAATATTCCTGTACATTTTATAAGAATGGCTAATCAATTTGGAATGTTTCAACATCCAGAAAAGATGCTTCCTGCTTCTTGTTTACGTTCTTTTAGAGGAGAATCAATAAAAGTATATGGGACAGGTTTAAATATGCGCCAATGGACCCCTGTTGATATTACAGCGAAGATAATTCTTGATAAGATATCTATTCTTGATAACTTTGATGTTTTACATATTGCTAATAAAAATGGTCTTGTTTCAAATAATCATATAGCTGATGTTCTCACTGATGCCATAGGTTTATGTACTGGCGTAACACCACAAATTGAATATGTACCAGATCGTCTAGGCCACGACCTTTGTTACGCACTAAAAACAACTAAAGAAATTGACGAATATTTTAAAGATATAAAACTTGATAATGCCATTGTCCACACCGCAGAATTTTATTTTATGAAGAAAGAGGATTATAGATAATTATATGGATAAAACAATAAATTACCAAACAGTTTGTGAATTTTTTGATGGTAAGGTAAAAATTAGATGCTTAAAAACGTACAATGATACAAGAGGAATGGTATCTGAAGTTTTCCGAACAGATTCCGACATAACACATAACTCAAAAATGTGTTATATAAGTGAAACAAACTCTTTAGTTCTGCGTGGACCACATGAACATGTTTCACAAACTGATGAATTTGTTACTTGGAATTCAAGAATGGTATATCAGTTATATAATCCAAAAACAGGAGAAATGAAATACCATATAACAGATCCAAATAAAATAACTAATGTTTCTGTTTCTACTGGTATTGTTCATTCATATAGAAATTTGGAAAATAATTCAATAAAAACTATGAATTTTCCAGATGCACTATTTATGGGCGAAAATAAGAAAAGTCCAATTGATGAAATTAGACACGAAGAGAAAATTAGCGATGATTTAACAACATATGTTATATTAGGTGCTGATGGTAGACTAGGTAAAGCTATTGTTGAAAATCTTTTTAATAACATGGGATACCATAATTATCACGTTATTCCCATATTTCAGAGATTAAATTGTGATGAAGATGTTAAGAAATTATTTATCGAACTAACAAAAATAAATCCAGTTATATGTCAACCCGAAAAAATGATTGTTATAAATTGTATAGCACTTACAGATGTTCAAAAATTAGTTAATTATAATAATGAAGTACGTTGGTGTAATGTTGAATTACCAGTTGCTCTTGCGAAAAAATCAAAAATGATTGGTTGTAAATTTTACCAAATTAGTACAGATTATGTTTTCAGAGAAAATGACAAATCTGTTTACACACAATCTAAAAAAGATATGGAATATCATTTAAAAGGACTTAATGTAAACATAATACGTGTTGCTAATCTCTTTTCAAATGACAAAAACGATACACAAAATATTGTAAGTAAGTTGAAAAATAAGGCAAAAAATAAAGAAACTATGCTTGCTGACCCTGATCAATATATTTTTCCTACAGATGTTGGAAAACTTACAGAATATATAATTAAATATATTAATGAAAGTGATGAAAATGAAATAAGTTTTTTTGGAACACCTATAAAACTTATTGATTTTTTTGAAACTGTTGGTGGGAAAAATGTAACAGAAATAAAATCATCAATTATTTTTAACACTGAAAAATTTATAAATAATGGTTATGTAATAGATTGTAAAGATCAACTACTTCAAAAAATAAAAGAATAATGTTCTATTGACTATAGTAAACAGTGACATATAATGGATAGAAGGAAACTCCATATATGTCTATTGCGAATACATCAATTCCAACCCTTTCTGGAACGTTTACAGAAGAAAACGCCAAAGCATTTATTACAGCATTAAATTCACTTACAAAAGTCGGCGTTGAAAAATTAATTCTTGAGTTTAAAACAGGTGAAAAGAAATCACTTTCTATAAATTCACTTAATAGTATTGGTACCGTTTGTGCAAGAATTAATTTTGATTCAAGTATTCTTGACGGATTCACTATTAATAATGATTTTAAATACGGTATTTCAAAACTTCAAGATTTTGTAGGGTTAATAGAAATTTTTAAGAGTGGGTTTGAAATAAAGATGGCACCTGAAATAGCATCAATAAGCTCAAATGAAAATTACCTTGATTATTACGGAGCAGATATATCAAAAATAAAGCGAGGCGAAGATGGCGATGTTGACTCACCTATTCTTTCAACCCTAACTTGTGATTCGTCGTTTAAAGAATTTTTAATTGCTGCTGGAAAACTTGACCATAAACATATAATATTTAAAAGCAACACATCACAAAATTTTATAACTCTTACGGTAGCAGATAAAGATGTTCGTGGTAATAGTTTTATAAAGAAAATACCTGTTCAAGTTACATCGGATTTTAAGGTAGTAATTAATAAGGAACACTTTGGAAATGTTCTTTCAGTAGGAACATTATTCAATATTTATCACGAAGTAATACAACTTAAAAAAACCGAAAATCTTTATAACATAGAATATTTTATTCGTACCCTCATATAAGGAATCTGTTCATGACAATTAGTGATAGCCCATGGGTCCAAAAATACAAACCAAAAAATTTAGATGATGTTCTCGGTGATCCGATAATGCTCGCTAAGTTTAAGGAATTTATAGATAATAAAACACTACAACATTTACTTTTTTGTGGTCGTCCAGGCACAGGAAAAAGTACATGTGCTAAATTGATTGCCAAAGCAATCACAGACGAAGGAAATATACTTTATATAAATGCATCACAAGAAAAAGGTGTTGATGTAATTCGTAATAAAGTTGATTCGTTTTGTTCGATGGCATCGTTTGGGGGACTTCGGGTTGTTATCTTTGATGAGTTTGATGGTATGACGTGGCAAGCAATGGAAACTATGCGTAACACCATGGAAGAATATATTGATAACAGTAGATTCATTCTTACATGTAACTACGAAAAGAAAATAATTGAACCAATCAAGTCACGATGTCAGACGTTTACTTTTACAGCAGATGAAAAAACACTTAAATTATCTGTTATAAGGCGGTGTGCCGAGATTCTCAGACAAGAAGGTATAACTTCACCAAATTTAAAAAATGATTTACTTAAATTAATAAACAAATATCATCCAGATATTCGTCGCACTATCAACGCATTACAAAAACTTACTATTGGTGGCATCTTTCAATATAAAGATGATCTTGAAGGAGATGCAATTGAAAATAAGTTAATTCAATATATACAAGAAATGAATGTTAAGGCAATTAGGCAAGAAATAGTTGGTAATGCAGACTATAATGATTTATATAAAATACTATTTAATAGAGCATCTGATATAAAAAATGAAAAGAAGTTGAATATTATGCTGGCGGTAGGAGATGCCGCCCGATGGCATTCAATTGTTATTGATCCTGAAATAAACTTTATTACATGTGTAATTTCTATTTGCAAGGAGATTTGTGAATAATGTTAGACTTTTTTAAAGTATTATTTGGTTCAAAGAAACTTATAATTCCTCTTAAAGATAAAGACGAAGACGAAGAAAAATCGTTGGTAAATTTATCATCAAATGATAATATAAACTTGCCAATAATCCCACCAAAACCAAATATTATATCTAAACCACAAAAACCATTAGCGGTTACAAAGAAAACTGATATAATAGATACAACAATAAAGGATATCATTATGTCGGAAATATTTCTTGTGGTTATTGATACAACAGGTAGAGTTGAAGCCAAAAACTTTCAACCTGGTGTTCAGAACTTTTACTTTGTTTTTGCTACAGACGAACAAACTGCTAAACATATTGTTCTTTCAACATTTAATAAACGCCCAGGTATGATGGACCAATTAGTTAATGGAACAAAAGCAACAAGACTACAATCTATTGTTAAAAACATGGGTCAAGGGTCTAATTTTTGGACATATGTACCGTTTGGTGGTCAACGTCAACCAGGGCAACAAGGTATCCCACCTTCTCCCGATAAACTTTTACGAAACAACGAATACGGGTCACCATCATCACAAGCGTATGTTCCATCAGCACCAGTTGGTGGCGAAGAAATAACAGCGGACGATCTTCGTGGTGTTCAATTTAGTGGAGCAGATGGAAAGATTATGAACAAGTTACGATCAGGAACGGGTGTATCCATTGACGAGGAAGCCCCACCGTTGAATCCTGAACAGCAAATAATGATGGGTGCTGTACAAGAGCAAAATAAGATGCTTGCTGATCAGAATAAAGCCATGATGGAACAAATGACTACTATGATGGCACTCGTTAAAGCAACAGCATCACAAGTCGCTGTTGCTCCAAAGGGACGAAAAGCAAAAGCAAAAGTAATAGTTGAAGATCAATCAGATCAATAACAAAATAACTAGTGAGGTTTAAGTGGAAAAACGTGAAGGGTTAAAGAAAAAAGATAAGCCTAAATCTACTGCTTTGTTTGATGTATTAAGAGATATAAAAACAAAGAAACAGGGTAATTTGTTGGATGTTGAAGGAAGCGAATGTGAATCTGTATATAATAACTTTATAGCCTCTCGCTTTTTGTCTATGAATAATGATTTATGTCCATTAGTTAACTGTGTTAATCACTTACAAGATGTTTTTGATAAGAAAAACTTTTATAAATTATTAATTGAGTTAATTCCACAAACAACATCATTTGATCCATATATAAAACAACAAATTGCTGGGGAGGAATATGAAGAGGATGTATCACAATATTACGAATGCTCTTTAAAAGAAGCTAGAGAATACATAAAACTTATGGGCATTGAATGGGCAAACCAAGTTCACAAATCTTTTGGAGGCAGGTAATGATTACAGTTGCAGATATGGGTATTAAAGTTGAATTGTTAACCGAATATTCGGTTATATGCGAAACATTAGAGCGAGTTGGTATCATTAACCATGACAGTAAAAAGATTTACCCCTCGTGTTATTGTTTTAAAGTTGAAAAAGATGGAAATATAGAGTATCGTATTTGTCACTTTAAGGAGTTGTTTGTTCTCCAAGGTAAACCAAGTACATATAGTAAAATTGATCAACTTCGTTTAAAAACAATTGTATATTTTTTAAAGAAATGGAATTTAATTACTATTGAAGGCTCTATTGACGAGATTCTAAAAGAGAAGATTGATGTAGTGAAATATAGCGAGAAGCGTAATTACAAAATCGTTCATAAATTTCGGCACGATTTAAATAATACAACAACTACAGAAATACCTGCTTGATTTTTTTATCTGTTCTCATATAATATATTAACAAGGAGGAATCATGGGAAGAAAAGAACGCGACCCGTCAACGGATGTACCCGACGACGAAGCAACAAAACCACAGAAGCCGAAGAAGGCTTACGAAATTACAATAACTGTATGGGATGATGGTGAAATATCAAATAAACTCGTAGAATTCGTTAAAAAGGAACGTGGCGCACCTGAAAAATGGCTACGTACTCCTGACAAATTTAACGAATCAATCAAGAAGAACATTTCAGAAAACCCAATTGTTCTTTTAGATAAACTTGCAGAGTGCCTTAACATCAACCTTTCAGTTTTGCTCTCATCTCGTAAGGATTCAACTCCAAAGATTGAAGACTCTACAAAGAACTAATTATGGAAATTTACGTAGACTTTGACGGAACTATTACTGATCCTAATTTAGAATTTTCTGAAGCAATTCAAAAAGATCCACAACCTGGTTGTGTTGAAGTTCTACGTAAGTTATATGATGCGGGACATACTATAACTATTTATAGTTGTCGTTCAAATCCAGAAGTAGTAGGAACTGTTAAACGTCAGTTATTAGCGTTCCACCCAACTGCCCTTGAGAAACAATGGGCATCACAAACTCTTGAAGAGGAAATGGTTGGCTACCTTAAATTTTATAATATTCCATATAATAACATAATTAAAAATAAACCACATTACCATATTATCATTGATGATCGGGCGATGAATCCAAAAGATGGTTGGAATAATATTCTAAACTCAATACCCCACTAAAAATATGAAAAAGAAAATTACCAAGAAAAAGACTCTTAATATTGAAACTACACAGTTGCGGAATATTGTTCTCCGACTTTTGGAGAATTTTGCTCACCAAGGAAAATCTATTGGATTTGCTGATTCAGTAGAAATTACGGAATTGGTAAGTAGCCTTGAAGCTGATCCAACTCAATGGTTTATTATTGGTATGCAACTTATGCAAGTTGGTTTAATTTCCAAACAGCATTGGGAAATACTTCAAGGTATCCAGACGAAAGTTACAAGTAAATGATAATTAGATCACCCAACTATCTTCCACATCAACGGGTTCGTAACAGTACCAACTTAATTTGAGTTAAGTTAAGTAAACTTATGAAATCTTATGTAAAAAAATAGTTTGATAAAATTAAAATATCGGATATAAATAATAGGTATACCCAATTGGAGTAACAATGAAAGATTATTCAGTAAGAATTAGAATGACAAAAATTGAAAAAGAACTAATTATTATTAAATCAAAAGAATTGAATATGTCAATGTCAGAGTATATTAGATTTATTTCTATAAACGGTAAAATAATAAAATGATTCGGACAACTTCTCATTCATTAAAGTTTATAACAGAATTTAAGAAAAGTAAGCTAGATGACTTATTTTCTGAATATCAACTTGTAACTAATAAGTTCGTAAACTTATTTTGGAATGAGAAGAAATTACCATCTAAACCAAACAAAGATCAGTGGAGACTAGTTGAATC